CCGAGCGGGACGGCCTGTTGCGCTGCTTGCTGTTGCAATTGCCGCTCAGTCTGATAGGCGTTTTCCGCCAATCCGGCTTGGCTCGCCTGGAACTGCGCGCCCGCGAGGTTCGAGTAACTCGAGGATGGCGTGCTGAATCCCGTTTGCCCCGCCAGTTGGAAGGGCGCGGAATACTCCCCGCTCGCCACGCGCTGGTTGAAGAGATTTTGGTTGGCCTGCAGGAGATTCGACGTGAACGGATCGTTGAGGTACCCGCCACCTGCGGTGAACCCCAAGGTGTTCAATCCCTGCGCTGTCGTTGGTGCGCCCACCTCGCCTACTGCCCCGATCGAACCAATTGCCGACTCCTGGGCCGGAGAAAGACCGGCCGTTAACGGTCCTGGGTAAGCAGGCAGACCACCGCTCTGGACCTGGTTCGCCAGGAAATTCGATGACACGTTCTGCAGATTTTGCTGCTGGGGCGTAAGAGTCGGAGAGGACGTTTGGGGTTGGCCGAAGCCCACGGGTATGCTCCTCTATGCCACGCTCAAGAAATGCCGCACGAATTAACTCCCGCCCGAATACACGATGACGCCGTTTTTCATCACCGTGATCGTCCCGCCCGTCGCCGTGAAATCGACGGTCCAGGTGGGCGTCACGATTCCTGGAGGGGGCGGCGGTGGCGAACTGGGCACTCCGGAAACCACATTGGCCGTTGCTGCCATCACCGCATCAATGTTCGCACCCACGTCCAAGCCGTCCGTGCCCGCCGCTTTGTACGGGCTCCCCGGGACGAGGTGGTAGTCAGACCCGCCTGAAAACGCGTTCACAATCGGAGTCGTTCCCGGCACGGTCCAATTCCCCGCCGGATAGGCGTTCGCGGTCCCGTCCAGGAGCACGTTCTTCGTGAACGTGGCGCCCGGCCAGGACCGCGCTAACGCGGACGCGGGATCGCCTGCACCGTCCGCGGTCACGTTCCCCGCCGAGATGTTGTTCGTGAAGACGAGCCCCGGATTCGGGGTCCCGTTCACCACCTGGGCATGGAGCGGGGTGCCCCCGAACGCGGTGTTGTGGTCGATCGTGGCGTTCTGGACCCCGTCGCGCATCTGGATCACGGTGCCGACCGAGCCGCCGTTGGAGGCGAACGCCCCGATGTCGTAGAGGAGATTGTTCTGGACCAGCACCCGCGCAAGCGGTCCGCTGGGGTTCGTGTAATCCGTCCCCAGCATGTGGAACCCCGCCGTCGAGTGGCGGACGATGTTGCGGGAAAACGTCACGTCCTGCACGGTGGCCCACGGGGCCCCGCCCGTCTGGTTGCGGGGGGTGAACACGACCGCAAACCCATCCTGGTCGGCCTGACGCCAGTTGTTCTCCAAGATGTTGCTGTCGATCAGAGCCCGGCGGGCGTTCTTCAGTTCGAACACGTTCTTGACGATCACCGGGATTCCAGCGTAGGTCGGAAAACCGATCTGCCACGACAGGCGCTTGGTCATCCAGTTGCCCCGGATCTCGATGTCCTGGGTCACCAACCCCGCAGTCGACGGGTCCTGACCGCCGAACATGACGCTCTGCCCCGCCGCCTCGATGAAGCAATTCTGGATCTTCACGGGCCCGGGGCTGTCGACCACCTTGATCGCCGTCGCTTCGTTCACGGTGTCCCGGAAGTTCTCGAGGTACGAATCCACGATCCCCATCCACGCCGCATCGGCCCGCAGGCCCCAGAGGGTCCCCCCTTGGCCTGACTGGCCGTGGATGTAGCACCGGTCCACAACGATATGGGACGCCCCCCCGAGCTCGATGAGCGTGTGCTGCGGCGCGGCCGGGCTGATCTCGAGCCCGACCAACCGGTAGTGGTGCGCCCCGCCCGCCGCCTGAAGCGCGGGCGCGTTCTGGGGGCCGACGATCTTGGGCATGAGGCTCGCGTTCCCCGGCCGCACCCGCGATCCCGGGGAGGGCAACGAGGGCACCGCGGAGGACACGACGAGCACCCAGCCCGTCCCGGATTTCGCCGGGAGGCTAAACGGCCCTTGAAACGTCGCGCCGGCGGCCACGGACACGATGTCCCCCGGTTGGGCGCTGTTGAGCGTCCCCTGGAGATCCCCGCCCGCCGTGACCGCATGGACGGTCCCCGTGGCACCCGGGTAGGTCGTGTCCACCGTGACCTGCGGCAACGCGACAGCCATACGTCCCCCTCAGTATTTCGGTCCGGCCGCCATGCCTGGCCCGGGGTCGCGGCCTTCGGGTCCGCTCGTCCCACCAGGACCAGGACTCCCCATCCCACCGCCGCCCCCCATGCCTCCCATTCCGCCTGCGCCACCGCCTGCACCCACAGCCCCGCCTTCACCCGCAGGACCGCCACCGAACCCGATCGGAGCCACGGGTCCGGACTGCTGCGTCCCGGTCCAGTAGGGGACCCCGGGCGCGGGCGTACCGGGAAGCCAGGAGGGTTGGCCATTAGGGCCGAGCCCCCAGTAGCCCTGGGTGGCCTGGGAGGCCCCTGCAAGCCCTCCAACCGCCCCTGGAAGCCCTCCAGCCGCTCCAGGAGTCGCTCCCCCGATTCCCGGAGACTGCAGGGCCCCTGGCGAAATCGGGGCGATCGGGGAGGTCGCAAGGGAACTCGTGGGCGGCCCAGGGGTCATTCCCGGGGCCGGAACGGTCGTCTGGGACGTGGCTGGAGGTCCGCCCGTCCCTACCGGACTGGGACCGGGCGGGGTGCCGAACAGTGATTGACCCGTCAGGGCTGGGCCCGCCCCCGCGAACGGCGATCCCCCGGCGCCAGCCCCGCCGAACGGGTTCTGGAACAGGTTGTAGAGCCCCCAGGGGCTCCCGAACAGGAACGGATTGAAAGTGCTCATTCAGGCGCCTCCCTGGTCACGCGGCGCGTCAGATGTACGCCTGTGCGCTTGAACCCGTACCGGAACTCCATCAGTTTCGCGATTCTCGGGGGGGTAATGGCCACGATCGCATCACACCCCAACGACTGTGCCACGCCGTCCAAAAATCGGGTGGCCTCCCGGCTCCAAGCCATGGGGCCCTGAGTCCAGGCCCGCCAAACAAAAAGGTGGACCTCGCCCCTCCCTGCGGCATGAAGTTGGCCGAGGATAAACCCGACCGACCCGAGGTGGTAATGCCCGAGCACGAGGATGCCATCGCGGCCCCCGGCGATCCGGAGGAGATCGTCCGCGCTCAACGGGTCATCCTCCGCCACCGACTTCGTGAGGAGCCCGCTCCCCCGAAGTGCCTCGACCGCCTCCGGTCCCCCGCTCAAGAGGCGCAGGGTGAAGTGCGGGATCGCCGTCGGAACGCCGACCTCGAGTTCAGCGGTTGTGGCGAAGGCCATCTAGGGGAGGAGCTGGGTGAGATACACCATGAGATCCATCGTTGAGGTCGCGGTGGGGCTTGCGGTGAAGTTTACCGTAAACGATGCCACAGAGGTCGGACTTACCCAGACCGCCGTCGGCCAATGCGGGGTCACGATCACGCCGTATTGGGTCCCCGCAGGCAACGGGATCGCGAAGGTTTCGATTTGCCCTACCGCACCGTTCGTGACCGTGACGGCAACCTGAATGGTCTGATAGGGCACCAAGCCCGTATCCGCCGCCGTGGTGAGTTGGTCGAGCGTCCACTGGAGGTTCCCGGTGAGATTCCGGAGATAGTCGCCGAGACCGCGGTCCTGGACGACGGGATAGGTCGGCAGCGTGACGGCATCGACCCGCTTCGCCTGTCCCGCCATTACTAGGGAATGGACCCGCCAGTATCGAATTCATACTTATGGCGTATAAAGCCCGTCCGATCGCCGAACGGTTTTGGGAGAAAGTCCGTCGCGGGACCCCGGAGGAGTGTTGGCCGTGGATGGGCGCTCGACAACGATGGGGCCACGGGTTGTTTGCAAAGTTTCCCGATAGACGAGTCCACAAAGGGAAGAACATTGCCGCACATCGTATGGCATGGGAACTCACTTTTGGCCCAATTCCAGCAGGATTCCATGTCTGTCATCGGTGCGACAATCCTCCATGCTGTAATCCACATCACCTGTTCCTTGGTACAAACACGGACAACCGGCACGATAGTGTCGCAAAGGAACGCGCATCAGCGAAATTAACATGGGAACAGGTGACTAAAGTACGCACACTATACGCTTCCGGGCATTACTCGCGAAAGCAACTTGCGGAAATGTTCGGCGTATCATCCGTAGCGATCCGAATGATTGTCCTAAATAAGACATGGCGAATTATACCCTACCGGGTCGCGGACGGTAGCGGAGCGATATCTCCTTCACCGCGTAGCCCTGGTTAATCGTATTGTTAACGATGGAAACGGAGAATCGTTCTGCATAGAGCTCAACGGGGATTGGCACGCGCATCGCCCCGGATAGGGTCACGGCGTAGGGCACCGATGACACGTACGTCTCGTTCCCGATGCTACCGTTGAGCGTGACTGACACGTTCCCCCCGCTGTTTCCGGTGACCAGCACTTCACTGACATAACAGGGGACCGGTTTCCCGTTTTGGACCTCGAGCGGGACCTCCGCCGTCGTGAAGTTGCTCGAAATCGCGGCCGCCGTCGGTGTGGCGTAATCGTTTGCGACCGCCGCGAGGTAGTAGATATTGGTCCCGTCCGTCACCAATGGCTGGCGCTGATTCAACCGGGTCAATTCGTCGATGGTGAGATTGTAGGTATTGATCGGTCCCGTGAGCTGCGACACGGTCAGGTTGGACGTAAATTCCGCGTAAATTCCCGCCGTCGCCGGATACGGACCCTCCGGCATCCAGGGCCCGTCTTGGTACGAGTAACTATACACGTTGTCCGGCGTGTGATCCGCACGGTTGAACGGCAGGTGCAGGTACACGCGGCCCACGTCCGGCCGCACCCAGGCGAACGCGGCGTCGGCCCCTTGCCAGTCCATCTTCGCGAGGATCTCCTGACGCACAGGGCGCCCAATCGGGCGCGACTGTGACTGATCGAAGATGTACTCGTCGTCCCGTCCCTGGGCGAAGAGACCGAGCATGAGGATCTGCGCCACCGTCCGCCGGGCCGCCGTCCCGGGCGTCTCGATCCGCCGGAAATCGAAGTACACGGGCGGGCCAACGAAGACCACGTTGTAGACGATGGAGGTCTTATACAACGTGAGCCACCGCCCCATGACCAACCCGGTCAGGAGCTGCTCGGAGGAATCGTTGAGATCCACAGCGCCAGCCTGGCCGGCGTTCCACACGGTCGGGGTCAGAAAATCTGACCACATGACCCGAAAGCCGAACAACGTCCCCACCGTGGGCCGGATGGCGAAGAGGAACCCCGCGAACGCGACGATCGACGAGCAGGCCGACGGTGCCCCGCTCCCGGTGATAAACGACGCCGTGGGGGCGATCCCGTCCCACTGGAGGATCGGGTCCGTTCCGTTCGTGCAGTAGAACTTGTCGTTCCAGGTGATGCACTGCGGCTTGAACGTCACCGTGCCGTGCAACCCGCCGCCGGGCGTAATGTCCGTCCATGTGTTCGGACCGACATTGTAGCGGTACAGGTTCGTGGTGGATACAGCGATGAGGAACGCCGTCCCGCTCGAGAGCTGGAACACCCAGAGGTCGTTGACCGTGCCTTGAAACGGTCCCGCGGAAAAGAGTTGACGACCGTCGCCCTTGCTGATGAGGCCGCGGTTCCAGTTGATTCTTTGGCCCGAGGAAATGAAGTGGGGCGGGAGGACCTCAGGATCGAGGTCGCTGTTGTAGCCACCTTGGAAGCCAATCGGAAAAGAGAATTCTTTCCACGAGGACGGGCTCATCTCAGTTGGCCGGCGTCAGGATGCAATCCATGACGGGCCGGGACCCCGAAGCACTCGTGATGGACACGTTCTGGATGTTCGCTTGCGTCAACCCGCCGAGGACCGCGTACTGCAATTTGACCGTGTGGCTGAGCCCGTCGCCCGGGATGATCGCCTGAAGACCGAACGGGCCTAGGTTACTCCCGACCAACCCGGCCGTGGAACGGTCCGCAATCGCGCTCCCCTGCGTATCGAACAACACCACATCCACGCCGTTGTACCCGCTGCCGTTCGTCCAGCTCATTCCATGAGCGAGGACATGCAGTTTCCACCCGACCGGGATGACGGTGGTGTACGCCAAGTTCGCCGTGTCGACATCGGTCAAGGTGGTGTTGGTCGTGTTGTACGCGCTCCCGTTCGCCGTCCCGGCCTTCTGCGTCATAACGGGGAGCGCGAACGGCGTCCAGGTCTGCGTGGCCCCGGGATTGAGGAAGAAGGATGCCGAGGTGGCGGCGAGCGCCACACGGCCCGGCCAGGTGGTCGGCGTCCCCGACGGCGTCGCGGCGAGCATCGGAAGATACAGGAACCCGTCCGTCGCCGCCGCCGTGGGGGTGGCGATCCCCGCGACAGCCGACCCCGACACGGTGGTGAAGAACCCCGTCGCGCTCACGACGGAGGAGATGGTCACCGGGCCGGTGGAGACCAACCCCGACACGGTCACCACACCGAGCTGGAAATTCGTCGCGGACACGACCGCCGCACCCTGACCGGTGGGCGACACCGTGAACGCCGCGGGGCCCCAGGTGATCACGCCGCCCGCGGACCCTGTGGGCGTGGTGAACAACTGGAGCAAACCCGCCGCATTGAGCGCGATCGCCGCGGCGGGCGCGGTGGCTTTCGCCGTCGCCGTCGTGGCGGTGGGGGACACGGCATTGACCGTGACCCACACGGTCTCTGCGGCGGTGCCCGTGGCGACGTTCCACACATGCCCGGCCGCGGCATCGAGCAGGCGGGTGTTCGTGGTATCGGTGAGGGCGGTACTTGCTATATCGCTACCCGTCCACTGGACCAACCCGAAGTACGTGGGATTACTCACGGTCTCGTCTCGAACATGCGGGACCCGTACAACACAGCGCGCGGGCCCTCTTCACTCTGCTCCGACTCGCGGACCGACCGCAGGATCTGCGCCACCTTCGACTCGGCCAACTTCTGGTAAAATTGCGCCAACGCATCGTCCTGGAGCCACGTCGCCCCTTCGACACAGGACAGGTAGAGCAGCGCGTCCGGCGCATTGATCGTGTACCAGTTAAAATCTGTATCCGCGATCAATTGCGGCAACCACTGCACCCCCGTGAGCACATACGTGAGCGTGGCGTTGGGGAACGGTCCCAGCACGATCGATTGCGGGCTCCCGAAAATGACAAACCCCCGCGGGGAGCCAGTTGTGGGGGACACGATGCCGAGGGCGGGGGGCGGGAAATCCTTCTGGTAGTCGCGGATATTCTGGTAGCGCTTGAGCGGCGAGAGCGGAGTGACACCCCCGCCGGCGCTCGACGCCCACATATCGTATTCGAATCGGAACGTGGCGCTCGTGGGGATGAACGTGGGCGAGGTGGTGAGTGAAGCGGTTTGGAACGGGTGGTTCCCGGGACCGATCGACACCGTCCAACTCGTCTCGATCGCGGCCGGAACGGGCAGGAACCGTTGGAGCTGGATCAGCGCGTTATTGACGAACAGACTCAGGGCATAGGTCGTGACATCCGATCCGTCGGGAGCGAGAAACGTCTGCCGCTTGAGGAGGCGTTGGACTCCCGTTTTGAAATCGCCGAAGGTCTGGGGTTGCGCCACACTCGGGTCACCCTAGATCGGGTAAATCTCCCCGTCGCCCGCGCGGTGAAGAATCCATTCCGACGCCGTGAGCACGGACGCCCCGAGTATGACCGCCCCGAGCACCACTCCGACGAGAAGGATCATGCGCCGCGCTTCCGCTTCCCCGCTTTCCGGGCCTCACTCAGACCGATGGCCACGGCTTGTTTCTGCGAAGTCACTTTGGGTCCGTGCTTCGACCCGCTGTGCAGCGACCCGGCGTGCCACTCG